TTTTTGTTTGTGTTCATCTTCCCGTCCTCTGTCTAAGTTATGAGTCAATAATAAAGCCGCTATGCGCGGCTGTAATTGGCAAAAACTACCAAAATTCGCCTACGGATTGGCGAAATGTTCCAATTGTTTCATCCCATGCTCCCAGCCGTTTGCTACGATGCACGTATAGCCAACGCGCACCAGCTCGGCCATAACTTCTTTTTGCTCTTTCGACACCTTACCGCCTTTCTGTTTCTTCATCTCAACAAAACAGCGCCATTCTGGGATAAATAAATCAGGAACCCCCGCTGTTACACCTTCCGCTTTCAACTTAATAGCCGTGCTAATATGCCTCTTACCGCCGTTTGGATTGGCGAAAATTAAAACGCCTTGGTAGGTTTTTCGGAATTCATTGACGAACGTGACTTGCTCGGCATGCTCTAGTGGACATTTATCTTTCATTACTTAACTCCGTTATTTTTTGCACATAATTTAAAATGCGTTCGTTTGCAGCCTTGCGCGCTGCATTGTTTTTCTTATGCTGCACCGGTTCAGCATCATAAGCAGCATTGTAGACGCGCGTATAGGCGTCACTCGCATACTGCTGTTTGTCGTGCGGCAATTTTGAAAGTTGCTTAACGACAAATTGAATATCAGCCGGGTCCATTTAGTTTATCTTCCTCCAAGTTATAGGCGTGTATTTCAAAGTTATTTGTGCCACGAATCCGCTGGTATGTGATGGTATAGGGTGCGCGGCCTTTTTCTAAATGCTCAATAAACGTGGCAACATCCGGTGCAACGCGCCCGTTATAGTATGCCTTAGAGAACGCTTCATACTTCCCGCGAATCCATGCTGAGTGACATCCCGGCATGTAGTAAACAGTAGCTGTTCAATATTCTGTTTTCTATGTTGCCTTTAATGTTTCATTTCCAGCCATACTTGTATGGGCTTCAATCTTAAACTCAAAGACACGATCAGTGCTAACACTGTACGGGTCTGCCTTTATCCTATGGAATGATTCAACCAGCTTTTCGTTAGGGTCAACTAATTCGAAACGGCACTTTTCACAAAAGCGCGCTGCAATGTCATTCTCATACTCGCATTCAGGGCATTGCTTGCACGACCAACGGTTTTCACACCGTACGCCAATACCGGCTACTATCTGTTGCCGCATGCACCTGCGGCCAAAATGCGCTGGAAGTGGCTTTTCATTTATCAGGATTGGGTTGCCCGCCAAATCCAAGAAGTAACCATCCGAGCTGGTCTGGAATTTATCAGGGTTTGGCCTCGCTGCAAATATATTGACTCCTTTGCATGTTGGACACATAACTTCCATTGGCATGCCTTTCTGCTTTTTACGCGCTGTAATTACTGGAGAAAACAGATCATCTTCCAGTCCGTGGCGCTCAATGTTCTGGCCATAATCAAGAATAAGGCAGTCATATTTTTCAGGGAATAGGCGCATGCCTCGCCCTATAATCTGCTGTAAAAGGGCAGGCGAATCAGTGGCGCGGAGTATGGCAATTAAATCAACATGCGGAGCATCAAAACCTTTCGTTAACGTCCCTACGCTAACCAGGTATTTAAACTTTATCGCCACAAAATCAGCTATTATTTGCTTGCGCTCTTCTTTTGGAGTGTCACCAGTAACTATGCGGCTATTGCCTGGAGGCAATGATTCCATTATCTCGGCAGCGTGTTGCCTTGTTGCAGCAAAAATCATAACACCGCGCCGGGTGTTTGCATGGCTCACAACGTCTGCAACTATGGCGGCAGTCTTCCGGCCCTTTCCTTCAAATGCCCGCTCAATTTCTGCTTGGGTATGGCTCAAGATCCCGCTGGTGTCGTAGGATTCAGCATGGTTTGGGTCGCAATGCGGCAGAGTTAAAAATCCACGCACAATTAATTCTTGCGTAGTTATGCGGAAAATTAATCTGTTAAAATATGGGTCTGTTGTCTGATCTTCCGGTACAGGATCGCCGTTTTCATTGTATTGATAAATATATCCAGTATTTAACCGGTACGGAGTGGCAGTGAGGCCAATTACTCGCAGGTTTTTATTGTGTTCCTTAATCGAGTCAATAATGCTTATGATGCTTGGTGTTATTTCATGGCATTCATCAATTACAACGGCTGCGCAATTTTTAAACTTGCCAGGGTAATTTTTAACGGTTTGGTATGTCCCGAAAATAACAGGATGGCGCACACTCTTACGGGCACCGCTAAAGATTGAAGCATCATATCCATAGGCGGTGTATTTTGCGTAATTTTGCTCTAACAATTCAGCCGAAGGAACAAGGCATAGCACCTGCATCCCGCTTTTTTCTTCTACCTGTTTTGCGATATTTGCCACTATCAGGCTCTTGCCAGCACCAGTTGCGGCCTCTATAACGCAGCTTTCTGTGCTTTTTAAAATCCATGCAATTGCGGCATCTACCGCATTATACTGGTAGTCGCGTAATTCAAACGCCATGAAAAATCCTATGCCCCGCATTGGGGGCTGTTGGTTTTACTTAATCACCCAAAACTCAGAATCTTTGCCTCGGTATTGTTCGAGATCAATATCTTTTAATTCAGGGATTTTATTGTATTGAATGTTTCCTTTGCGCACTACTTTGCTAACTTTGTGGCCAGAGATTACAGACTCACGGCCATTGCATCGCAAAATAATTTGTTCTTTCAAGTGGTTTTTATTTTCTTCGGCAACCATTACAGCTTCACAAGCCGCCTGGTAATCCGCCATTAAATCAATAATAAGGCGGTTATCCTGCTCTTTGTGGCGCTGCTCGAAGTATTTTTCACACTCTGGAAACTCACGCTCAATTAAAAAAGCTTCATAAAATTCGCGCAGCTTTGGCAGATTATCTGCAAGCCACGCCGGGCTATATGGCACGGCTTCCAAGCTACTTCCGTATTTATTCCATTGGAAGAACTCGCAGAATTGACGACCTGTGCAGGCCAATTCAATTTGCACTTGCGCGTAATAATGCTGCTGATCAGCCAGCGTTTTAAATGCTGGGGTTTCATCGTTGCGCTTACCGAAAGGGCATTTAATTTCGAGCGTGGCATTGTCACCGATTAACCCGTCCGGCGTTGCTCCCAACCAGTCGTGCTCAGGATGAATAAAGAATCCAGCCTCCTCGACTGGGATGTTAGAGTATTTAAGTTCATAATCCATGATGGCCATTGGCTCGTGCTGGTGGCCGTACTCTGTGGCCACGTTTCCGGTAAACTCCGCCGGTAGTCCGTGCCAATCACGCACCATGCGCCGCATGACATCATAGCGTGTCATAAATGGGCTTAGACCAAGAATTGCACCTACGGCGCTTCCGGTAATCCGTCCTTTACGCTCTGCACTTAATTGCTGCATATTTTCACCAATAAAAAAAGGTCGCCTAAGCGGCCTGGGTTAGTGTTTAGAATGGGATATCGTCAAGAGCGGGAGGCACTGCGGCACCTTGTACCGGTTGCACAGGAGTTTGCACGCCGTTGCGAGGGGATACTTTTTGCACCCAGTTGCCGGGTTTTTGTTCTTCTTTAGGGATTGGATTCCCTTGAGCGTCTTTGTCGATAACCCATACGCCAAGCTTTAAAACCATAGGCTTATTGCAAAGCGCCAGCATTAAATCTTGGTCGTTTGGCTCGCGGCCAAGTGCTGATAATTTACCTCCTGCGTTTAAATCAATGGCGGCTAACATGCGCTTAGCCTTATCTGCTTTTTCATGGTCTGCCTGAAATGGCTTAATTTTCTGAAATATTTTACGCTTGCTGTACTCTTGTGGCTGCATAATTGCCCAACGGGCACTAATGTAACGCTCTCCGTTATATTCATCCCACTTAACTTCGTCGATTATTGACAGCACATCAGTATCTTTTGGGATAGGTTTAATATAACCGCCAGCGCTCTCAAAAGTATTGCTGTTAGCTACTTCCCCAGTGGATAAAGTAAATAATGACATATGATTTTTCCTTTTGGTTTATTTTAGTTACTGCTGTTTAAAAAATGGGATGAATTGCATAAGCGGGTTTTCACCCTTTGCCACCTGCAATTCGTTGGGCATGTCGTAGCGGTTTTTAGCATCGGTGTAACCTATTGTGCCATCTGAGCTTGTGATGGCAATACGGTTGCCCGTGCTGGTAATACGCCCGTATTTTGTCACCTGACCACGTTTGTTTGTGTCTGTGCCAGTGACAAATTCTTCCGCCTTCACATACACAACGGCATCACTGTGGTTGATATAAACAGATCGGCTGTCTAGCGGCATGTCGATTGTAAAAACAACGTACTCGCCACCGTCGGGACGGTTTTTGATTTTCTGCACGCCAGTGTGAGCCAGGAAAACAACGGCAATCCCTTTTTTGCGGATATGCTCGCACATACGGCGTACTTCCGAGTGCATAATTGCGACCTGCTTATATCCCTTGTTAAATCCGCCGCAAGCCTCGCCGATGTTTTGTGCTCCTTGAGAATCAAATTCAACCACTTCACGTTCAAATAATTCGTTGAGCGCAGTCACGCTGTCAATAACCAGGGTTTTAAAATTGTGCTCAGCCGTGGCAATTTCCAACAGTTGCTCGCGTATGATGGCGCTGGTTTTTAATGCGCGGTTTTTATTGCTTGTGGGCAGTTGGTCAATTAAAACAGGTTTTACTTCATCATCCCAAGTCTCAAAAACACTCGAGGCATTTTCAGCTTGGATAAAAATAGGGTTAGGGAATAAGGCGGCTAATGTGCTTTTCCCCACCCCTGGGAATCCGACGAATGTCATTACCGGCGCTTGTGGTGGAGATTTTTTGGCGTTTTCTAAGTAACTCATTTTTTAACCTCATTGGGTTGTTGTTTTTAAATGCCTTGCCACTGTATCTATTAAAATGTATCTTTGCAACATCCAAAACAAAAAGAGATCAAAAAAATGTTTAACGACGTTCTAAAGGCAATTAGAGACGAATTAAAGAATGCCAACTGTGCGGAGATATCACGTAACACGGGGCTGCATCTTAATACTATCTACAATATCCGCGATGGCCGTGACACTAACCCTAAAATCGACACATTAGAAAAACTGGCAAAAGAACTGGGACTATAAAAATGAATCAATGGGACTACATTGGGGCAGGGCTGCGCGTATTTGGTTTATACGGCGCAGAGAATGGGCAGTGTGAATGCGGGAATCCTGATTGCAAGGCGCTATTTAAGCATCCGCGTATGAGCAACTGGCAGCACACGCCAGCATGGTCAGATGAGCAGCTAGAAGTAATGGAGGAGCTTGGCCAGTTTAACACCGGCTTCGGTGTTCTAGTGTCTGGCCTGCTAGTTATTGACGTAGATGCCCGCAACGGCGGCCTTGCTTCTTGGGAGAAATTAAAGGAGCTAATCCCGGCGGTAGATGCTGGCGGATTCTCTGTTGCTACTGGTTCCGGCGGTGGCTCGCGCCATGTTTATTTCAAGATGCCTGAACCTCTACCTATGATGCAAACCCACCGGTGGTTTCCGGGCATCGACTTTAAAACTTCTGGGTTTGTTGTTGGCGCCGGTTCTGTCCATGCCACCGGGGCGATTTACGAGCCGATTTCCGGCCATCCTGACGACATTACTGCGGCACCTGCCGCACTGGTTGAACTACTGCGCAAACCAGACCAGCACCGTGGAAGCTACGAAGGTGCCGATGTTGACATAACCGATGCTGAATTGCGCGAGATACTATCTCATATTAACCCTAGTTGTGGGCATGATGAATGGATTCGCGTTGGCATGGCCCTGCACCACACAACACAGGGCAGCGGGTTTGCATTATGGGACGACTGGAGTGCGGGCGGGCAACAATACCCCGGCAGTTCTGAGCTAGATAAACGCTGGCAGTCGTTTGGTAAAGGCTCTGCCTTGGCGACCCTTGGCACCATTATCCACTATGCACGGGAGGGTGGCTGGCAGGATTCTGTTGAGTATGTTTCCACGACTGTTTTTGACGACGACCTATCTTCCCCGGCGGTTGATCTGTTGAGGCCGCCGGGAGTTGTTGGCGAGATTACCCGCTGGATTAACGCACAGTGCAGATACCCTAGGGAGACATTGGCTGTTGCCGCTGCATTGTCTGCCGTGTCCAGCATTGCAGGTATCCGATGCATTGACGAGCATGATGGGATTAGCTCTAACCTTATCGCGTTCTGTGTGGCCGGGTCAGGATCTGGGAAAGAGGATGTGGCAAAGGCTTACGCAGATATTATCCGTGAAGCTGGTATGTCTGCGGCTGTTTATGGGGCTATCAAGTCAGAGCAGGAGATATACCGGAATCTGCTACGCCACCAGCCTGCACTATACGCCGTGGATGAGCTAGGCATTCAGCTTAAGAAGATTATGACCGGGCGTTCTGACTATTTGACTGGCGTTATCGGAACGATTATGAGCGCGTACAGTAAAACCGACTCATACATGCCGATCACTGGCGACCTTAAAGAAGAAATCCGGGCGACACTTAACAAAGAGCTGGCGGCCATCCTACGGGCTTTAGATGAAAAACCCAACGCCAGGCTTGAGCAGCGGGCGGAGACAATCGAAAGCCAGCTTGCCAGTATTGATGACGGCATAAAAGCGCCTTTTTTGAGCCTGATTGGCTACACAACCCCGGCCACCTTTGACGACCTATTCAGCTTTGAACAATCCACAAACGGCTTTTTATCCAGGGCGATGATCTTCCGAGAGCATGAGACGAACCCCAAACGCAAAGAGAAGTTCAAAAAAGAGCCGATGAGCGACCGCTTAAAAACGACGCTGTGGCACTTGAGAGCGCCAGGGACATGCGAAGTAGTCGAGGCGGTACGCATACAACACATTGGCGAGAAAACGGCCATACCGAGCACTGAGGAAGCCTGCGAGCTGCTAGACTGGGCCTATCAGTACTTTTGGGAATTGGCGGAGCAGCATAAAGGGGCTACAGGCTTGGAGGCTATTCCGCGCCGGGGGTACGAAATGGCGGCGAAGGTTTCCTTAATCCTGGCCATGCCTGGTGGTCTGCGCACCGCTGAGCATGTCACGTGGGCGGTTGAGCTGGCGAAGGCGGACGTGTTGGGCAAGCTGAAGCTGGCTCACTCGAATAACGCCGAGGCGGCGATTGATAAGCTCGCGGCCAAAATTCTTTCCCTGGTTACGGCAGACCATGCTGAGGCGCTGGGGGTTATCCGAAATCGGTGTCGCGGGTTTGATAAGGCGAAGGTGGATGAGGCCGTGACCGCACTGGTTCGCTCTGGCCATCTTGTCGAGATCGAAGAGGTTCACCCTAGCAACAAAACCACTGTTAAAAAGTATTGCTTACCATCAAAAAACGCAGTAAATTCGCTGTAAGCCAGTAATTACGCGGCTTCCAGCCTGCTGGTTGGTTATGAATAACTTAGTCATAACTAGCCAGCGGCCCAGTATCCATGCGGGTTCTAGGGCAGAATAGCTGATTCACCTGAATAACATAAGACCCCTAATAAACACCCCTTCTAAAGACTCTTAAATGAGTCCAGTACTATTCTGTTATTCTCTATTCTGTATTATTAATATTATTAATACATTTGTTTTAATTACTTTAAATTATATCTCTTAAAGCTTACAGGTAAGCAATCCTTTTTGTCTTAAACTTTGGCACGCCAGGGCAATAAATACCTATTGCTGACATGTAAGCAAAGGGCTATTATGAACTCATGAGCTGAGAACAACGGCTCACAAACAAAAACAGAGAGGACAGGAAAATGACGTCATCGCAGCAAAATGCAAAAAAAAGCATACGAAGAAAAGTACAGCGACTTGGTAGGTCACATCGAGAGCATTGTTAAGATGCTGCCAGACCTTCCGAAGGACGGGGCAGTGAGTTGGGGCGATGTTGGCGATATGGACTACATAAAAAACCAGGCAATGGCCTTAGATCACATTATTCGGGGGATGGTGAAGTGAGCGAGTTAGAAAACGCAAAACAATGTTTCATGGCAAGCTGTGATGTAGAAGATATGCCCGCAGACAAACAGCGGTTAGCTAATGCGGCGTGGGATGAGTGCGCGAAGGTGTATGAGAAAGAAAACGCCGATCTGCGCAAGCAGATTGAAGAATTGCAGGCGCGTGTGGAGCGGTTGCGTAAACTCATTATGGATAAAACATACCTTATCCGTTGTGAAAGCCTTGATTTTACATGGCCTGACGACGTAGTTGCTGTTTTGTCAGAACCCCCCGCCAAATCACTCGATAGACTTAAATATGAGTGGCAGGCTGAGGCGGCATTGCTGTCGCTGGTCATGTGCTAGGAAAATATCGTTACGATGTTACGACATGGGCAAAAGAATATGCAGACAAGCTGCACACACACAGGGGGCGGGTATGACAACCGAAAAACGCAAAGCCCAGAACAGGGCAGCCCAGCAAGCAAGGCGAAAGCGGTTAAAAGACTCAGGGCTTAGCCAAATTGTTTTAACAGTGGACGCGCTAGGGGCGGAGATGTTAAAAACTACTTATGCAGAGTGGGCTAAAAAACACTAACCAGGGAGGCAAAATGAAAATAACAATAATGATTTTGGCAGTTCTGTTAGTTGGGTGCAGCGAGCCTAAGCCTTTTAATTAGTGCGCTTTTCAGTCTGAATATGCGCGCTGTTTTGAATCGACAGGCAAAAGCTACATGGACAGGGGCGCAGGCCCTACAGTTTACGAATGCAGAGCAGCGGCAATGGCCGTGGCGAGTTATGGAGAATAATTATGGACATCGAAAAACTAAAAACCGACCCAAGCCTTTGGCCAGAAGGGGCGGAGTATTGCGCATTTTTACAGGAGAAGGATCATGCTGTAACCGACTTTTTTAAAGATGGTGTAGTAATTATCCCCCGCCCAAAGGATCAGAAAATGGAAGAATTAAAACCGCGTGACTTGGCTTGTTTTAAGGAAGTGGCAGAAGTGATTGGCGAGGAAAATGCCGAGGTTGAGTTGCAGAAGGTTATTGATAAACCTAGATGCCGCAAGGAAAGCCTAGAATCGGAACCATTGGTGTATGCATTTATCTGGGGCTACTCGCCACAAAGGGTTAAATTTTGGAATACGATTAGCTTAGGTATAAATCCCTACGAACTGTCCGAAAAAGCCCCGCAAAAATCGGACAAGGGCAATAAATATCAGGTCGAATGCAGAGGAATTTTTATGGATGTTTACGGGCAGATCAGCACGCAATCAAAAAAATGCTTATGCCTGGCAAGCGTGGCGTTAAAAATGGCATTCAAGACCGCGAAGAGGCTATTTCGTCACTGAAGCGGGCGATTGAAATTGAACGCGGCTTGAAAAACTAGCCAAATAATGTTTTTATAAATACTTCCGACCCACGGCGGATACCGTGGGGTGAATTCCTGTCCGTCCTTCCCCGCCTTGTGCGGGATTTTTTTTGTAATGCTTTTGTGTTATAACGATTAAAAAATAACACGGGGCAGAAAATGGACTTTCTAACAGAGCGCCAAAGACAGGTTTATCAAGCTAGTCTAGATCATCCAACGAAAGATGCAGCCGCCCGTTCTATTGGGATGGATACCAGTAATTTCAGAAAATCATTAAGCGCCGTTAATTTCCGCATAGCACAAAAAGAGCAAGGCGGATTCAAAGCACCAGAGCACCAGTTTATTGCAAAGCAGACCGTTCAGGTGGACGCATCCGGCGAAGTAGAGCGGCGATGGCTAAAGCTTGATGAAGACAAAACTGCACAGCTAAAACACTTCCAAGACTACATCGAAAACCTAACAGCCTCCGTTCCCGCCAGATCCAAAATACCATCCCCTAAATTAAATGCACCCGATCTGCTTAATCAATACACGATCACGGACTACCACATCGGCCAGCTTTCTTGGCACAAAGAAGGTGGGGCAGACTGGGATATTAAAATCGCAGCCGATACTTTACGCGCCACTTATTCAGATATGATAAAGCGCAGCCCGAAAGCAGATAATGCGCTTGTGTGTCAGCTGGGGGATTTCCTGCATTACGATTCAATGCAACCACTAACGCCAACAAGTGGGCACATAGTTGATTCAGATAGCCGCCCTGGCAAGATGATTGAATGCGCCATGGACATGATGGATTTTATGATTGGCGAGGCGCTAAATCATCACAAAACTGTTTATTGCGTCATCGCCCAGGGGAACCATGACTTGTACGGGGCGCGTTTCCTTTCAATCTGTATGCAGCGGTTATACCTGAATAATCCGAGGGTGAAATTCATCACCAATGAGTTGCCATTCTACGCCATGCCGTTTGGTGATAACTTTCTTGGGTATCACCATGGGCACAAAGTTAAATTTGATCAATTGCCAGCGCTATTTGCTAACGAAT